TATGCAACATAGTGGAAGTCTGTTTCCCATAGTTTGTTTGGTGTGTAATCCTTGATGCCACCGCCCATACCTGGCATAAAGAATGATTTAGCGTATGAACCCCAATAGGCTTTTTCAATAGCAATGGCTATCTTGTCTTCTTCAATCATGGATGATGCAAAGATTTCTTGTGCTTCTTGTACTCGGAAGTCTACGGTTGCTGCCAATACGCTGTCACCACGGCGACCTGTACGGATATTGGTTCCTGATTCTCCACCGAACTCTGCTGGGATTGCACCTTCAAGACGCTCTTGACGCTCTAAACGGTCTAGTGCTGTGTCTGTTTTGTAGCCAGGGTTTGACTGTTGGACACTGATATCTCCGCCCTTTACAACACCGAGTTGTCCTGATTTACCGTCAGCAATTTGAATAATCTCTGGGTTTTCTCCTGCTCGTGCAACAAGGTATTCATCTGGGAAGATGCCACGCTCAATAGCGATTTCAGTAAGTGCTTGTAATCTTGCACGGGTGTAGTACATACCAAGTAGACCGTCAAATTGTCCGTGTGGTTTGTCTAATGTAATGCGTTGAGGTACGATTACTAATGGCATGCCTGTGCGGTTATCTATACGGGATAGTTCTACAGCAGGTGAACCCATGTAGTAGGTACCACTGATAGGGTCACGCTCTTTTTCATAACCCATAACAAGCATAACGACTTCATCATCACAGCAATACTCCAACACGGTGAACATATCGTCTGCTCGTGGTTGTCCTACACGCAGTTGTCCATTAATCATTGGACCAAAATGTTGAACAAGCCATGCGTATGTGCGGCTATAGGAAAAGATACAGTTCTCTGGGACTGGGTTATCTACATCTGCAACAGGTGCAGGGAAAGTATCTAGTGGGTTGCGTAACTGCCACTCTGGGATTCGCTTATCAAAGTTAGGTTTGATGTAGATAGGTGAGTTGCTGTATGCAAGTAAGTGGCGGGCACGACGACGCATCTTCATGTTCATGCGGTTTTGGTCCCAGATGGAAAGCATTGCTCGTTTGCGGTCACGGGCTAACTGCATTGAACGGTCTGAACCTTCACGCAATGCAGGGAAGTAAGGCACTGGCATGGTGCTTGATACACGCATAGACATCTGGTCAAGACCTTGTACCAGTAGGTTTGCAACGGAAGATTTAGTGTTGCGGTCTAATTCGTTTAATGGAACAACCACATCGCCGTTTGCGAGTTGGCGTACCTGGCGCATTTGGCTGAGAACAGGACCTTGGGCAGTAACACGCTGGCGGTAGAGGTCAACTATTTCTTCAACTGATTTCATGCGTGACCTTTAGTGTGACTCAAACAATGCAACGATAACATATTAGCCTTACTTAAGCCAGGATGGTCGCCATTGGCGGGGTGGTGGTTTAGATTCGGTGAGGTTAGGCAAGTTAAGTAGTGCCATCCATAGTGCCATCACAATGTCGGTTCCATGTTTTTTATCTCGTGACCATTTAGTTAACTCATCTGTGGCTGCAAGGGTCTTCCAATTGCCCTTCATAGATGGCAAACGCAATGCGCCTGACCTGATAACTGCTGGCAGTAGTGCTTCAACACCAAGGGATTCATCTAGTTTGTTTCGGCTTGTGGTATGTGGTATCACATTGACTCGGTGCAGGGCTTGCCATTTGCGTACAAAGTCGTGGGCTAGAAGGAACCGTTGGGCTGCGTTAATCTCTACAATCCAATGTGAGATGGGGTAGCCCATTTGGTATGAGCGTTCCTGCATCCTGTCCATCAGCCCTGAGTATTCACCTGTCATGGTGTCGTATCCAAGGACTTCTTCGGCGGATAGTTTGACTCGTTCTATGTCTACAACATGGTAAAGGTTTGTATTTGGCTGGTAGATAATCCAGACAAACGCCCAAAACATAGTAGGTGAGGGGTCTACAGCCACGATAGATACCCACGGGTGGGCTAAACCTTCAGGGATATACCCTGGTTGACGGTCACCATCTATACAACCTGGGTAGTCCACCCCATCTAGCCCTAAACCACCTGTTATCCAGGTGCGTTGTACCAGTTTAGAGTCCAAGTCCAGGTCTTCTTGCTGGTATACAACTTTGAATACATCTGGTTTGTTGTATTTAATGAAAGATAGGTCTTTCCACGGGAGACGCTTGGGGTCTAGTAGCGGTCCGTCTGGATACGGTAAAGATTTGAAAGAACGAGATTCTTTACCCGTGTCAAGGTCTTCATAATACGCTTGATAGACAATATGTCGGTACTTTTTTTGCCGTACTGGTACACCTTCAGATACATCTTCAGGGGTAATGACATCTGCCCCATCGTAATTGATATCTTCTTCAATGTCGTATGTTTCTTTGGCGAGACAATGAGCGTAAAGGTCCCCCGAACCGAGTCTTTGCCCGACAACAGCCAGCAACCCGCCTGGGTCGCAACGGGCTTCTGCCACTCCGTCCCATCTTTCCAAAAGTTTGTCCCTAGCCACGCTTTCTCTCGCATTGTCAGGTGAGGCAACATCGTCAAAGAGGCATAGGTCGGCTCGGTGCCCAATGAACTCTGCTTCAATTCCGTATGCACGGACAGTTGGCTCTTTGTTGTCCAAACCATTTCCGTCAAGTTGCTCCACGACGAACTCATCGGCACGCCAAAGCGCCCCTTTGTCCACTGGTTTGAATCTTCCGTAGTCAATTGTTAAACATCCTTCTGCATCTATTGCTAATCCCTTTTGAACCATGCCTGGGTCTGGGAGAATTGGTGATACTCGTTCTAAAGTTTCACGGATACGGCGGGAATACATTTTCGCCATGTTCTGTGACACGGACCCAATCATGACTCGTACCCGTCGGTTGCGTACTATCGCCCACACAGCAACATCGTGAAACAAAGTTGATTTTCCTGCTCCTGGTGGGACATTGATTACTACAAATTCTTTTTCTTCTGACTCCAACAGTTTTACAAGAGTCACAGCGGCTTCAACCTGCCACGGACTTGGCACTCGCCCTAGATAGCGGCGACGAAAGTAATCAAAATCTTCCAACCCCCGTAGTGCTTCTTCGCAAAGCATGTCATGAGGAATAGCCGAAGGCATATCTATGGCATCCATGAAGTTCATGTGTTGTAGTTCTTGGCGACCACCAGACCCAGCACCAGTAGCGGCTTTGTGAACAGCAGATTTGTGCCCTGCTTCTAGTTCTTTTGCTTTCTTAACCCATCTACTACCTGTGTTGTAGTGGATACCCGCCTCAGCACATGCATCTTTGATGTTTCGTCCAGCAGATATGAGGGCAAAGAATTTAACTTTGTCTTGTACTGGAACAATTCGTTTTGTTCCCATCGGGTTTTATTCTACCACTTAACTTTGTCAGCCCAATATGCAGCAGACATTTTTCCTTTAGCAATGTTAGAAGCATGGCGGGCTTTGAACGCTTTATTACGAGCAGACCCATCAGGGGAACCTGACACTCCTTGTTGTCCAAAGCGGATTAGTTTCACTTCGCTACCAACTTTGGCTACAACAACATGAGATTTAGTTGGGTGCTTAGGAGTTGCCTTTGGTTGGTTAAAGCCTGACACTCCTGCTCGTTCCAGTCGTGGGTCCTTCTTTGCTGCCATTACTTTTTCTTTGCTGTAGAAGCAGCCATGTTATCAACAAGGTTCGGATACGGACGACCCGCCTTTTTAGCCCGTGCTTTTGCTGCTGTCTTTTGAGAGGAGGAAAGAGGAGTAGATTTCTTATTGGGGTTTTCTTTTTCCCAAACAGGTTTTGCTTTCATGTTGTAAACATTAACACCACCTGCTATGCTTCGTCGCACAAGTTCATTTCTCGCATGGCTGTATACCGTTTGCATGGTACGGGGCGTTTCACACCAGGTAACTGGGGTAGATGTTTCCTGCAATCAGACAAGACCGTTATGTATCTCTTGTTTTGTTGTGTAAGAGAAACAAGCAGCGTGAACAACGACATATGTTCAACCTTTCAGGTGTCGGCTAAAAGAATTTGGCTACGGCGACCTTGGTATCACATTGATACCTAAACCGTGGGGGAGGCTAAACCCAGTCTGCCAGTCATCAGGTTCCGCTAAAGCGGCTAACGCCCTTGGCTACGAATTTTTAGGAAAAAATTCTACCAACTATTTGACATCAAATAGTTTCTACGCCAGCGGTTGTTTGCAAAGAAGCAGTCACAAAGTCTAGGTCCAACTTCCAAGTCGGTGGTTTTCTTTTTTTCTTTCCTTGCCAACTTAAGCAGGTAGCCTTCCAGCCAAGCGTATAACACCACCCAGAGTGATGACCCACCACACACAGTGACACCCAACCCCCCACCCACAAAAAGAGTGGTTCTGTATTTCTCTTAGTACACACCTACCACACCTACGGTGCCTCGGCACACCCCCAGTTGCGTTATGCTCTCTACCTACTGGTCGGTAGGCTATAAGCCTTTCTGCTGGATAATTACATAACGGATATTATGAGCGTACCCCTACTCCCCCTAGTAGCCCCACAAAACCCACCCCCCCCTATGTCGTTGCACTTGCAACTAACTAAAATAGGGACAGGGCGTGTGCTTGCTGGCGTGTTGCC